CCGACGCAAGCCACCCGATCCGCGCCAGCATTATGCGCTGTGGCGGCACAGATAAAAGTGTTTTGCGCCGTGGTGTCAACTGTTCCGGTATCAGTTTGACCGAACCTGCACGATTCGTACAAGGAGCTCCCGACAGCCAACACATGTGCTGAGGATAGAGCTCCATTACACATGATCAGCTCCTGAATGCTCCGCTTCAAATCGTCGCTAGGGCCCCTCTCGGAGGTGCACATGTCATCGTGATGCAGCCAGGCTGCGTCAGCACGTCGTGCAGCCACCAACATTATGGCATCCCTGGTGACCCCTAGATCCCATCCGGCGGTATCACGATCGCGGACTTTGTCATTTGCGTCGCCCGCGAGCCAATCGATCACTGTTCCGATCCGCTTGATGCCGTCGTCATGATGGCCCAAACCCCCCATAAGGGAATTGATGGACCCGTTCTTATAGCAGATCATGTCCTGCTTATTCCCGTAGTAGGAAGTCGTGAGCCGGACGAATGAGTCGACAAGGCTTTGGGCCCAAATCAAGCGCCAGGCCTTACGTTGAGCCTTAGCGTCGGCGTGGGCCTCGGCTTTGACGCTCACCACGGATGGGTCACCCAGCCCTCTCTCAACTATTTCCATGGGGGACATGCTCGCGACCATTCGATAGCCGCAACACACGATCATCCCAAGACGGAGAAGAGTGATGTTGTAAACCGCTTGCAGTTGTTCGGGGTCTTCCAAAATGGCCCTCTTTGGTCCAGCCTTGTATTCCTTGGTCCAGCCGGAGCTCTTGTCTTTGTCCATTCCATCCGCCATCCTCATCCAAAAGGACCGGTATTTAGAAAACACCGGGGCCCAATAATGAAAAGGGGTGTTCTTCTCCAGAAACTGGATCCAACGATCGGAATCAAGGCCTTCCAAAGAACTTCGTTTCTGCTCTTTCGCCTGCGCTTGCATGGAGTCCTCCACAGCTCTGTAGCCTTGCGGCGGCCATACGTATGAAGCAGCCTTTGCCGCGTACTCAGGCACGTGCTCCTTCAAGAATGCCTCTTGGTCGGAGGTCATGTACTTGCGCACGGCAGCTTTGCCGCTGTGGACATCCGCCGTTGCCACATGCTTGAAGCATGGAAGGTCATCACCGTCTACCATAATCCGCTGGACGTCCTCTTCGCTCAACCGCTGTTTGTCGCCACAGGCCACATAAGAGCGGAGAGCAGAGAATTCCGGAGACTCATAGACGTCTTTTGGAGAGTGGAACGCGAGCTGGAAGATTGCTCTAACGTCCTCCTTCCCTTTGTGACCGAGAAGTGGACCCATGATCTCCGAGATGCTGGGGGCGTTGCGATCATACATGCGCGGCCTCTCCCATTGTTCATCTCGAAACGCGCGCGTCTGCACAGCCACATCATAATCCGTCTCGTACTCACGAAGATCCCTATTAATGTGCTCGATGACGCGGCTGGAAACAGGAAAACTGTGGTTTTCACTGTTCGCCAACCTGACGTGCAACGGCTCGAAGCCCACAGGGAGGCTTTCCCTGTGGCCCCATGTTTCGATAGGGTTGTCGATGGGCGGTTTGCGCGCGCCCTGATCTTTGCGACCACGGGCCTTAACTGCGTACTTCGAATAACTCGGGGGGGCGTCACCTTCGCCGCCATCCCCTGTGATCAGATGTTGCACGTAGTCTTTCTCGTACTCTGTATCTCTCTGGTTGCGGAGCCGCTGGAAATACCAGTCGGCTTCGAAGTCGACCTCCTCCTCCTCATCGGGGTAAGGCTGGAGTTCTCGCGGCTCTTTAGACTCACAGATGATGTCGAGGGCGCGGTCCACGATGGTGGGCAGCAAACCCAACTTGCGCTTCATCTTGAGCACCGTCCACGAACTCACTCCAGTGTTAAAACCCCCCCCCTTGTCTCCACAGATGTGCATGCCGACAATGACGAACACGCCAGACACCTTGCGGCAGATAGGGGAACCAGAGAAGGTAGCCTCAGTGTTGACCTTGTGATGCAGGAGTCCGTGACGCCCCGCCTCTAGGTCCTTAACCAGGACACCGGTATTCACAAGGGGGTACCCAGCGGGATGACCCCAAATGTGGACCAGGCCCTCACCCTGATGGCTGTAGTTGGTCGCTTTGGCTCCCTTGACTCCCACGACGGCCCAAGAATCCCGTGGGACCTTGACACCCGCCATGTCGGTACAGGAAGCGGACTTGAAATCGCGATAGCCAGTAATGGCTTCTGGAGAAAGGTCCAATCTCGCAACCTTGCTCTGGTCGAACAAGTTGAACACGACAGGCTCAGCAGAATTGTGCAATCCCATGTCTCCCAAAATCGCATGGGCCGCCGTCATCATGTGGTCGCCGTGTCTCCAGCCAATCGCGGTGGGATGCAAAATGCCCCCCGTCACGTGGCCTATGCCGACTAGAAAATTCGGGGACGACGATCGGGTCGCAATAGTCTGCCCAATGTCTTCCACCACTTGCGATTCATTAAGCAAGGGTCCGTCCCCGCAGAGCTCGAGTTTCTCGGTGAGCGTTCCATCCGGCTTGTGCTCAATAGCAACAATACGGACGGCATGCAGCGCGCCACCGTCGTTGAAGCGGACAGCAAACTTACCCCCATTCAGGGCATAGAGTCCTCGAGTGTTTCGGGACCTTGAGGTGCCTGATACGACGATGCGCGGGCTGGCCGTGTAGCCGGCCCAGCGCTTGACGCGGGGAAGGAGCACAAAAGCGGCTGCGTAGATTCCGATGAGGCCCACTCCGCCCCCGATGGAAAACGCAATGCAGACGGGTCCGAAACCCGCCTTAGTCGTGTAACCAAAGAGCGTAACTGGCGAATCATAGCTCGGCACGAGCGCAACAAACGCCTCCACACTCCATGGGATGTGTGGGAACGCCTGAGCGATCGCCGCGCTGATAGCGACCAAGACAATGTCTCGGAGGCGCTGGGCACCGAACCCTCTGACAGTTGCTGATGTGCTGTTTGCCGCCATAGCGGCGGTGGCGCCGGAGGAAGATCCACGCGCGTCGTTGAAAATGCGCGTGCGTTTTACCAGGGCCAATCAAAGGTTGTGGCTTTAAAAGCCAATCAATGGGTGTGGCACTGAACCCCCAAGCAAGCTGCTCCGACCGAACAGTAAGGCTAGGCCTTACTAGAA